TACCCAACCACATCCCATGTCATTTGCCTTTGGCAACGTTGGTGATGGCCTCGCAACCTATTTCGTCGATTGCACCACTAAGGTGGCAACCAGGACCGGCTCTTCCGCAGCTTTACTTGCTGGCGAAGCAGTGCGTCGTTTGTTATGTGCGCAGACAACTGGTTCTGTGTTTCGGGATCTTGGATTTGGAATGGCGACTGCAGGGACGCCCGCTTATGCATCCTTCTTTGAGAGAGGGTTGCTGGTTGCGGTGTCCCTTGCATTGGTTTGTGCCCTCTCCTTGCTCGGATTCAATCGTTCTAAAGCACGGAGAGTGCAGAAGGTGGTGTCCAACTCGTTTGAGGCCACACTGCGACTCAACCTTGACCCTTGTCAGGTTGGCGCCGTGAGCTTCAGTGATGAGGACCTCGCTGCAGCAGATTCACCCCAATTTGGGGTGGGAGTGGAGGGTAACCGCTTCGTTCCTCTCAGGTCACGTTGGACGTACGCAAAGTACCATGCGCTTCTGGCTCGTCAGAAGCATCCATTGGCCTGGAGGAATAGATCTGAGGCCAATCAGGGGATGGTGGCTAACACTATCCGTGACAGTATGCTTGGGGCGGGCCTGCGGCCATCGCATATTCCCAAGCACCTCCCTTGGGCTCTTGAGGTTTACTTTATGCCCTGGGAGGATGATGTGGGGGCTGCCAAGTGCAGAGCCTCACTATTTGCCGCAGAAGCCGCTGATGAGGTGACAGGTTGGGTACATGAGCGAAAGGAGCCACGTGGTGGTATTCTTGGGCTCATCCCTGGCTTTGGGCATCAGAGGGTCAGAATTGGCCCTCCCCCTATTATTAAATAGGGGGGCCTTGACAAAATGACTGGTGTTACCACAGCAATCGTAAGAGACCCTGTGGGGCTTGGGCCGTGTGAGCGGTTTAAGGCATCAGCCACTGCGTCTGGGACCAAACAGCGGATTGTGTACAGGGTGGCAGGTATTGGAACTCACCGGCTATTTCTAGTGCACAACAACAATGTCACCAACTTGAGGCGGGCTGTGGTGGAGAGGGTTTGCTGCGTCGAGCGTAATGGAGAATTGCAGCGACCTCCTAAACCAACAGCCGGAGCATGGGACACAAGAGCAATTGCGTTTTGGCAACGCCTGAAGGTCCACCTGCCATACTGCCACCCCATCACTCTGCAAGAGTTTGTAGAGAAGTATGACGGTCGCAGGAGGCAGGTGTACCAAAAGGCTGTTGACAGTCTATCCGCAAGGGCTGTCAATCAAGCAGATGCTGTGGTGTCACCGTTTCCAAAAGCTGAGAAGACTGCTATTTACAAGTGGGAATCGAAGCCTATTGAGGACCCATGCCCCCGTGTGATCCAGGCCAGGACTCCGCGGTATAATGCCTCTGTCGGGGTGTATTTGAAACCCTTGGAGAAGCGTCTGTTCAAATCCATTGACAAGGCGTGGGGCTCTAAGGTTGTTATGAAGGGATTGAATGCAGCGCAGACGGGGAGGGTGATTGCTGAGAAGTGGGGGAGTTTTCTGAGGCCGGTGGCGGTGGGACTGGATATGAAGCGGTTTGACCAGCATGTGAGTATTGATGCCCTGAAGTTTGAGCACAGTGTGTACTTGGCTTGTTACCCTGGCCTTGATGCCATAGAACTTGCTAGGTTGCTGCGGATGCAGCTTGTCAACACAGGGATTGGGCGTTGCCCAGATGGGAAGGTGAAGTACACAGTGGAGGGATGTCGCATGTCAGGAGACATGAACACCTCGATGGGGAATGTGCTGCTCATGTGCACCATGGCGTTCGAATTTGCCCAGGCATTTGGAGAGCGATTGGAGTACGTGAACAATGGTGATGACTGTGTTTTCATTTGTGAGGAGAAGCATCTTGAGCGTATGACTACGATGTTGGCCTCATTCTTCCTCAGTTTTGGCTTTACAGCTGAGATTGAAGCCCCTGTCCGTCAGCTTGAGAAAGTCGTCTTTTGCCAAACACAGCCTGTGTGGACAACTGATGGTTGGATCATGGTGAGGGATCCGAGGGTTTGTCTATCAAAAGACTCTACCTGCATTACGTTGCCTCTTGAGCAGGGGGACATGTGCAGGGGCTGGATGCATGCTATTGGCATGTGCGGAATGGCCCTTACAGGCGGGGTCCCAGTCTTGCAGGAGTTTTACCAGCTCCTGTTACGCTCAAGCCAAGGTACTAAGTTGGGGGCACCTAAAGCGGTGGTTGAGTCTGGCATGTACTCCTTGAGTCAATCAATGGGGCGATATTACCAGCCGATCCACCCTTTGACTCGTGTCTCCTTCTATAATGCCTTCTGCATTGAGCCTGACCACCAGCTGGCCTTGGAGGGCGAGTATCAGGCAATGGACCCGATACAGCCCATATTTGCCTGGCGGGAAAACAACGAACGACCCGAAAGCATCCCCATCAACTATGGCCCCTAAGCGTATCAATAACAAGAAGAAGGTAGGCAAGACTGCCAAGATCCCCAAACAGGTGAAGCCTACAACACTAGATGCTAATGCCGCCCAATATGCAGCTTTGCTCCGAGATCCATGTAATGGGCCTCTCGTGCCTAGCGTGTTCCCTGGTGCTAACGGCGCTTTGCTTGCTCGTTTTGAGTATGATGGCGTTATCAGCACCGGAGCGACCGAGACCGGCGCGGCGTTATACTTTGTCCCAAACTGGATTCGGAACTATGCCGCTCTTAACGCGGTCGGCTTCGCTAATGTT